CAATGCTAAAACTAACTGACATCTGTTGTAGAATGATTACAACTGATGGAGTACCAGTTACATTAGAAGAGAGAATTTGGATGAATGAGTTGTGTGAAAGACACGAACAGGCAAGAGTGTACAGGGATCAAATGTTAAAAGATTATAAAAGTGTATCAAGCGATACATAGGTACTTGACTATATAGTATACCTGTGTTAATATTAACACATCGTTCAACCCAAAAGGGTCGCAAGTAAGCCGACACGGAACGGATCGTTCATCCCATGGACATACTACTCGCTACACTTTTAACTTGTGAGTATGCCAAAGATATTCTCTCTGGTATTACTAACCTCGATGCAGGACAGGCCAAGTCTGAAATCATTGAGACAATTAAAGGCACTACTGAGCCAGGATGTGACTGGGACGCAAATGTGGACTGAAGGAACGGGGTTATCCACCCTATCCAGAGGACAAGCCAATGGCACAAGTCACTTACAGAGGAGTCTCTTATGACTCTGAAGAGTATCGCAAGTTGATACTTGATGAAACAACAAAACGTCAGCGTCACGATCTAATGTATCGTGGACTGAAAGTAACTAAAGCAGTTGCTGTTTAGTTTCATCCGAATTAAAAGACAAGACCCCTATTGACAGGGGTCTTTTTTTATTATATAATATAGTCATTGGCAAAAAACTATGTTACACATGAGAGAACAATTACTACGTGCTGTACTAGCACATGCTCAAGGAGAAATTGCAAAGCATAGAGCAAACGTAGAAGTATATTTGGAACATCCAGCAGGTATTGGAGAGCATTCAGATATCACTGAAGCAATTCAAGTAGAGATAGATAAGATTGCTAGGTATGATGACCAAGTTGAAGTGATCAACAAGTACTTTAAAGCACCATCTAATTGACACCAACTTCATCTAGTGCTATAATAGTGAACGAAAATTCACTTTCTGATTCCATGAATTCGGAAAAATTTTTCCCGACAAAAATTCGTTGAAAAAGATGAAGCGAAAAGTAAAACTTCGTGCCATTAAAAAAGCATTACGTAAACCAGATCTCTATACTCCTAAAGAGTATGAGCATTTAATGTCTGGTTTTTATGATGAATTGGTGCGAGATGAGATACGTAAACAAAACAATAGAAATAAAGGATTTGGATATGTCGAACGTGAAACTGGTATCAGTGACTCCGAAATCGGAGGAGACGATGGGTTATGTAGCGAGAGTGAGCAACCCGAACAACCAGGACAACCCTAACGTATCAGGGTTACTTAAGTATTGTATCAAGCATCAGCATTGGTCTGTTTTTGAACAGGCACACATGACTGTGGAGATTGAGACTACTCGTGGTCTTGCTGCACAGATCTTGAGGCATAGATCATTTACATTTCAGGAGTTTTCTCAAAGGTATGCTGATAGTAGTTTGTTAGGAGATAGTATTCCTCTACCTAAACTACGTCGTCAGGATGATAAGAATAGACAGAATAGTATTGATGATATAGATCCATTAACACAACAAGACTTTGAGATTAAAATGCAAAGGCATTTTGTTGATGGTATGCATTTATATAAAGAGATGCTTGAAGCAGGTATAGCAAAAGAATGTGCTAGATTTGTACTTCCACTTGCTACACCAACTCGTATCTACATGACAGGTTCATGTCGTTCTTGGATTATTATATTGATCTACGTTCTGGACATGGAACACAACAAGAACACAAAGAGATTGCTGAAGCATGCCGTGAAGTATTTGTAGAGCAGTTTCCTATTGTATCAGAGGCTTTAGAGTGGAAGTAATTAATAACTTTTTAGATATAGATGATGCAAAGTCTGTATTTAAATATTGTTTTACAACTTCATATACTTATGGTGAGACTGATGATGGAACAACTCCTCCTACAGGAATGATTCATAATATTAACAGTGATGAAAGTATCTACAATCTACTTGAATCAAAGATCAGAGATGTATGTGATTTAGTAAAGGGTATGGATTTATATCGAATGTATATAAATTGTTTTGCTCCTTCTGAAAATCCATACTTCCATGTAGATGGTGATGGATTAACTTTTTTATATTATATTACTAATCATGTTTGGGGACCGAATGATGGTGGAGAAACACAATTTCTAATTGATAATGAAATAAAAGGTGTACTCCCAATATCTAATAGACTAGTAGGTTTTGATGGAAATATATTGCATCGAGCTACACCATTTAGGGATACACATAGGTTTACTCTAGCAGCAAAATTTCGTAACTAAATAAATTTACACAATATTAATTTCATGCCAACATACCCTGTAAAACATAAAGAAACTGGAGAGACTAAAGAACTCTCCATGACTATGAAAGACTACGACCAGTGGAGAAAAGATAATCCAGACTGGGATAAAGACTGGCAAGCAGGTGTGGGTGGTGCATGTGATTCTCAAGGTATTAACTGGAAGAATAAGATGAGTAAGACTCATCCAGAGTGGCATTCGTTTATGAAAGAAGCAACGAGAAAGATTCCTGGTAATACTATTGAGTGGTAACTAAATTATGCCTAGAAAAAGAAGAACTTCTACACCTGATTTGGTTGGGATGACACCTAAACAAATGAAGAGAAAGAAACCTATTAATAGTTCTACATTTGTATCTGTTGAACCTATTACAGAGAACCAAAAGAAGATGGTTGCCGACTATGATAGTGGCAAGCATCTCTTTACTTATGGTTGTGCTGGTACAGGTAAAACATTTATGGCATTGTACCTTGCTTTACGTGATGTTCTTGATGAGAACTCACCAGTTGACAAGGTATACATTGTTAGATCATTGGTTGCTACAAGAGAGATTGGGTTCTTGCCTGGTACTCATGAAGATAAAGCAGACATATATCAGATACCATACAAAAATATGGTAAGATATATGTTTGAGATGCCTGATGATGCATCATTTGATATGCTTTATGAGAATCTTAAACATCAAGAGACTATATCTTTCTGGTCTACATCATTCTTGCGTGGTACAACTCTCGACAATGCTATCATCATTGTTGATGAGAGTCAGAACCTACACTTCCATGAGTTAGATACTATCATGACTCGTGTTGGTCAGGATAGTAGAATCATATTCTGTGGTGATGCATCACAATCTGACCTTGTAAAGGCAACAGATCGTACTGGTATCATAGATTTCCAAAGAATCTTACAGACTATGGATGAGTTTTCTCTTATTGAATATGGTATTGAAGATATCGTTAGGTCTGGTATTGTCAAGTCATACATCATTGCAAAGATCAATCTAGGTATATAAAATGACAGTAGGTGATTTTATATATTGTGAGAGTGTATTATCTAAAGAATCTTGTGATAAATTTATAAAATTCTTTGAGGATAATATACAACATGCTGGTAATGGAATGATGGGGGAAGATACACCCATTGGTAGTTTAGAAATTCATTTAAGACCTAAAGATCAAAGAGATTATTTTGGATTAGGAAAATCTGTTTCTAAATGTATTGATAGTTATAGTAAAATATATCCTTTAGTTAATACTAATGTGGGTGATTGGACTACGTTCCACACATGTCAATTCGCTAAATTTGAACCAGATAAGTATTATTCTCATATACATTGTGAAAATTCTTTTAGTGCACACACTATTGCTAATAGATGTTTTGCATGGATGATTTATCTTAATACTATCGAAGATGGTGGAGGTACAGAATTTATTCATCAGAATTTTGTTACCAATCCTATTGCAGGTGATATGTATATCTGGCCAGCAGGATGGACTCATATGCATAGAGGAGTTAATGCTCCTAATGAATTTAAATATACTATAACTGGGTGGTGCAATTATGTTTGAACGTGTTCCCAATATAAAAGAGATCACTGATATCAACACCGAGATGGTGGATGGTAAAAGATACTATGTATCATCGACAGGTGAGAAGTATCCTTCTATCACTACTGTTATCAGTAACAATTCCAAGAAGCAAGCAGGTCTTGCTAAATGGAGGAAGAGAATAGGACCAAAGAAAGCAGCAGCAATTACTGCCAAGTCTGCTAGACGTGGTACTAGATATCACAAGTTGGTTGAAGATTATATGGCAGGTAAAGAATTAAACATTCTTGACTCTGGTAACAAGGAACAACCATTGCCCTGGTTGATGTTTCACTCATCAGTGAAGACTATTGATAAGATAAATAGTATATACCTTCAAGAAGCTGCACTCTATTCAGACGTTTTAAAAATAGCAGGAAGAGTGGATTGTATTGCAGAGTACGAAGGAAAATTATCTATCATTGACTTTAAGACATCAGCAAGACCTAAAGAAGAACTCTATATGTACGATTACTACGTACAAGAGACAGCATATGCATGTTGTTTCAAGGAGTTATATGGTTTTGATGTTGAACAATTAGTAACAATAGTTGCCTGTGAAAACGGAGACACACAGGTAAAGATTGTTTCTCCCAAAAAGGAGTACCTTGTACGATTACAATCATATATTCAGGAGTACAACGAAAAACATGCCCGAAATAAAACTAGAGGATAAATTCATGACTGCTGCGAAATTTTCGCAGGATGTTGAAAAGATTGCATCAGAACATACTATGAACTATATTGATGCTATTGTACATTACTGTGAAACACACGAGATAGAAGTGGAATCCGTATCTAAATTGATATCAAAACCACTCAAAGAGAAGCTTAAATATGATGCACAGAAGTTAAACTTCATTAAGAAAACATCAAGAGCAAAGTTGATACTAGTATGAGTGATTTTTTTAAGTCAGAGATGGTACTTGGTGAACTGCAAGAGATAACAGACTTACAACAGTTCTGTGTCAGATCAGTTCAAACATTTCCAGCACTCTCACCAAAGAAAAGATTAGATTATTTCTTTAAGTTAAAAACATTAATAGAGAAGCAGCAAATCTTTTGGGCAAGACTTAAATTGTCTGATGATCCACAAGCACAGGCAATGATACAGAACTTGAGAGCAGCAGCAGTCATGTTTGGTGCTGAAGACAATGATAACCTTGAACAGATGTTCAAAGAATTGTTGACAAAGATTGATATGATGACTGAACTAGCACGTAAAGAGGCAGAAGGGGGTTGACTCGACCTTCTGCCTATGATATAATATTCACATGACTTCGAGTCGCACAAGCCAAATCTAAAGAGGTAAAAAATTAAATGACATTCGCAGATTTAAAGCGTAAGTCCCAGACAAATTTTCAGTTCTTGCAAAAGGAACTAGAGAAGTCCAGCAATGCGAAAGCAGGTGCCGACGAGAGACTCTGGAGGCCCGAACTTGACGCTACAGGTAATGGATATGCTGTTATCCGTTTCCTCCCTGCTCCCGATGGGGAGGCACTACCATGGGCAAAGTTATATGCTCACGCATTCCAAGGACCAGGTGGTTGGTTTATAGAGAACTCTCTAACTACATTGGGTCAAAACGATCCAGTTAGTGCTGCCAACAATCAGTTATGGAACAGTGGTGTAGAATCTGACAAGGATATCGCTCGTCAACGCAAGCGTAAGTTATCCTACTACTCTAACATCTATGTTGTTAGTGATCCAAAGCACCCAGAGAACGAGGGTAAAGTGTTCTTGTACAAGTATGGCAAGAAGATTCATGATAAGATCCTCGCTGCAATGCAACCAGAGTTTCAAGATGAGACTCCTATAAATGTATTTGATTTCTGGGAAGGTGCTAACTTCAAGTTGAAGATCAAAACAGTTGCTGGTTTCTGGAACTATGATAGTTCTGAATTTGCAGCACCTGCTGCTCTATCAACTGATGATGAAGAGATGGAAAATATCTGGAAGACTGCTTATAGTTTAGAAGCATTCACAGCACCAGATCAGTTCAAAACATATGAACAACTTGAACAACGTTTGAATGCTGTACTTAATACAGCACCTGCTGTACGTCAGGCACAAGCAGAGGAAGAGTATGAACCAACACCTGTTGTTGATAGAGTTGATAGAGTCCCATCGACTCCAACCTCAACACCAGAGGAAGAGGATGCTCTCTCTTATTTTCAAAAGTTAGCAGAAGAATAAATTGTAAAGGGTTCCTTGACGGAACCCTTTTTTATTGCTATAATATAAAAGTAAACTTAACGAATGAACAAAATGACATTCACCCCTTGCAGATACAAAGAGTACAAGACACAGTACTTGGAATTTGAATATGATTCAAGAGAGTCTTATTATGAAGAGATGAGACAAAGAGAAAGATATTTGATTGAGTTAACTGATTCAAAAGAATTGGAAAGCTGTAGAGAGCATTACATGGATGGGATAGGTACTAGAAAGTGGGATAAAATGGTTGCAATGAATTTTGGAATGGATGAAAGTGATACAGTTGTAGCATATTCCACAGATTCTAATGGAAAAGTGATAAGAGTATGGGAGAATCATTATGATGATCCAAAAGGTGATGGTGTAGGTGAGTCTGTACTTTGGCCACCAAAAGTAGGTGAGCAATCAACCAGATGGTTGACTAAAAAACCTTACAGGCACTGTCAAGTCGGATAATTGTGGAAGGATATGATTTATTCACCACCACTGTGTGGTCAACTGATCTAGATTTAGATCTTGATAAATTGAGAAGGGAAGTATTTTCCTTCTCAAAAACACAGCCTTCTGTAAATTTTTCAAATGCTGGTGGATATCAAGGACATTGTTTTGATTATAAACCTTTAATCAATGCCATAAAGGATAATGTACCTCGTTATGAAGATCCAGAATTAGGTCACTTACATATCACTGCTTGGGTAAACATTAATGGTAAGGGTGCTTATAATACAAGACATACTCATGCTGATGGAATAAATCTACTTTCAGGTGTTTATTATGTAACAGTTCCTGAAAATTCTGGGAGTATTGTATTCTTTGATCCTAGACCACCTATATTTCATTCTATGGCAGACATGAGATATTATGGACAGGGTAGATTGAATAATTATAGAATAGAAGCAAGAGAAAATAGGTTATTGTATTTTCCTTCTTGGTTAGAGCATGAGGTTGAACCAAATAATACTGATGAAGATAGAATATCTATATCATTTAATTTAATTCGTAAGAAAGATATTGAAAGTTATCAAGAGATCCTTAATTATAGTTGAAATAAAATGAGTACACAAGCATGGTTTGCTATACCTCTCTATGTAACTAAAGCATCTGGAGAGGTATATGATGAGATACAAGAAGAACTTCTGTTATGTTGCAACCAAAAAGAATTCTCGCAGTTTGAGAATTGGCCAGATCATAACCATGAATTGAGTGAAAATGCTTTTGGTGGTAATGTTCTTAAAGATTGTCCTAAATTTTTAGACTTTTTACATGTTAATCTAATGTCTTACATGGATGATATTAGATGTCAATCTTCAAGAGAATATGAAATATCTACATCTTGGTTTACAAAGACAAAACATCTCAAGTGTGCAGACCTTCATGATCATGGTGGGTCTGATTTATCTGGAGTGTATTATTTGCAGACTAATGGTAGAGATGGTAATTTGAAATTTTCAGATCCTCATAGGTCTTATGCAACAAATTATATCTTTCAGAGTGTAACTATAAATGAACCAAAATTACCTTTAGAACAAGGATTGTTAGCATTATGGCCAGGTATGTTACAACATCAAACTGAACCTAATATGACTCAAGACGAAAGGATATCTTTATCTTACAACATATCTTTTCGTAGGGAATTTGCCCCACATTCTATCGTTAGGTGAAGCAAAGCGAAAGATACTATAAAGAAAACCCTGTTTTGTGTGAAAACTATGATAAATTATTATGAGGAACCCAACACAAAACAATGTCAGGAGATTATTTCACTCACACCGATAGACAAACCGAGTCATACTCTACTTTAAAGTGGACAGATGACGGAGAACTAACGACACTTGACATGTCTAGGATACTAGAAGCACTACAAAGTCACGAAGAAAAGCAGGAGTAATTATACTCCTGTCTTTTTACTTTTTTTAGATATGTAATCAGTTGATGATTCATATCTATTTTTTTGTGTAAATTCATTTATAAATGGATCTAGGAAGCTACCTTTCAGTAAATATATTTCTCTTCTCTTTTCATTTTCCTCTATCTCATGCTGATATGCATTAACAGGATCACATACTTCTGAACCTGCCATAGTAACTACATTGGTGCCATCAAAGAATGAGAACGGTGTATTGTAGAACTCCTCATCTACTTTAAGACCTGCATCAAGAGCATTTATTTTTATAGTTTTACCCGTAAGATCAGTGGTCATTGATGTACCACTCTTGATCTCACGGGTTTTGTAGTATAGTATCTCACTGTAAGGATCTGTGTAACTCTTCTCACAATACTTTCTTACAGCATTGTCTGTTCTTGGCCAATCGAATAAAGGATTGATAACATTGTTAGTTATTAGTATCACCCAGTCAAGTAATGGATTACCGTACATTTTTTCTGCTAACTGTTCAGGTGTTTCTCCTTCTACCACTGCATACTTATTAAAGGTTGTAGTGTATGAGAACATTCTTTCATTGAGTTCAAATCTTCTGAAGAAATTCTTTGCAGTTATGAAATCAGATTTCGTGTAAGGAAACTTGATTGGTTTAACATCATATTCGATGTCTGGTATTAATGAGAAAAACATATCAGTATGTTGCTACAGGTACGTCTGACAGTGGTACTTCTTGTTCGAATACCAGTTTGAGTTCTTTGAATTGTATTGAAAGTAATGTTGCTACAGGAGAACCATCTTGGTAGGTTGCATAACTACCATCTGGTGTGTAGTTAATGCTTACGTTGGTGATAGCACATGGTTTATATTGAGTAACATATTTATTTAAAACATTACCTGTCATAAATTTAACACTGACAATTTTTGGTAATGTTAGTAATGAACCAACACCCTTATCACTATCCTTTATCTTTCCACCCCATGAAGGTAGCATTGCTTTCTTTAATGTTTGGCAGATAGTAAAAATATCTCTACCTTCTTGAGGATCTCTTGGCATCATCTTAAAGTTTAGATTAAATCCTCTCAATTCAGGTGCTTCATACATTAATTCTACGTTAGGGTTTATGATACGTCCTGACACACCAGAAATTAGTTGGTCAGTTGTCATATTTCCACCCATAGCAAGGTTCATCATTCCTTTTGCAAAACTAAAACCATCAATCACTATTCCACCTTTAAATGTTTCTGTAACTGTTTTCCACAGGTCATTCTTTTTGGTACCTATCACTTCAGCAAATCCTCTCTGTCCTACACCAGTACCAACACCACCCCAGTTAGCACCATACTGTGTATTAACATCCTCTGGCATGAATAGTAGGACAGATTTATAATCTGCTGCTCTTTTAGTAAGTGCATTATCACCTATACTGTGATGATAGTTTTTATAGATTTGTCCAGTTGTATTTTCTTCATCGCTTTCTACTTCTGTAGATTGTCCTGGTATATTACCAAATGGTGGTTGGTAATCGTAGAAATCTATAGAAACGTAATCAGTATCTGCTGATATAGGATAAGATGAAGGATATCTAACCGTTTTTTCTGATGTAGCACCAACCGTTCCTTTATTCACTCTAGGTCTTGCCCATGCTGATTTTATTACGACTGTATCATTTTGTTTTTCTTTCTGAAGTCTAATTTCTTCAGCCTTTTGTTTTATTTCTTCAATTTCCTGTTGATTTGCACCAGTTTCGAGTTCAAAACCAAGTTTCTCACGCCATGCTTTTTCTTTAGCATTGAGTCTTTCTTCAGCAGTATGATTTGACATTTAGTAATCCTTCACGATTGCTTTTGCTTTCACTCGATCATTTTCTTTTTCTTTCATCTCTTCCCATACTAATTCTCTATCGTATGGGAATTGTGATCTGTTTCTTCTACCAGTCATAACAAAATCCTCAACAGGTAAAAGTATAGATGTATCCCATTCTTCTGAATGTAGATCTAGGAAAAGACTTTCCACATGACTATTCAAGTATTTATGTATGATATTCCTAGGTATGTCAATCATACCTCGTTGTAATTTTTTCATTGCCTTAACTCTAGTTCTGTACTGTAGGTAATGAAAGTTTGCTGCATAGAATCCATCTTTATCTCTTTTGAATACATATGCAAGAGGAAATCTATCATAGTAAGGCAACCATTTACTCTTTGCTTTGTACTCAAAAAAGTATAAGTGTCCTTGTCTTACCGTAGTTCTTAATTCATTACCATCCTGTTCAGCTTCATCATCATAAGAGTCTCTTTTTTCAGCAACAACTAAATTATCAGTTGTATAATCACCTGCTATACTATTTAAAGTATTTTTATACCAACTCAAGCTCCTTTGTTCAGTGCCAGCTTGGTCTTTTATCTTTTCAAATATTGTTTGGTAGGATGAAGTGTCTTCTGTACTTGATCCAAACCCTTTACCTGCGGTGCTTGGCATACTTCTTGATTGCTAGGTGATCTTCAGTAAGAATTAAAAATTTCATCTGCCTGTCTTTACAGTAGTCTTCTGCAGCATCCCACTTGGCACGGTTTTTCATGAATGTTAAAACGTCTCTTCTCCATGCAGTAGTCTTTCGTTTTGGTTTTTCGATTGGTCCTTTTACTTGTTTCTTTGGTTTTACTTCTATAATATACTTCTTCATACCAGCAGATTTAGTTCTTACTTTGATGTAGAAGTCAGGGTAATAACGGTGAGATCTCCCATCAATAGGAGACTTGTAAGGTATTACTACTTCCTCACTACCCCACTCAACTATAGTACTTGTATGGTCACAGAAGTGCATAAATTTTCTTTCCCATAATGACCTATAAATAATGTTGGTGGGATTACCTTTATACTTACGTGGATTGTTTGGTTTGTAAGTTCCAGAGTATGACATAATTATTATTAAACCTTCCGTTTTTATTTAGCGTGTCGATTAATACATTCATTAGTGCAATTGCCAAAGGTGGCAACATGGCCATGTCAAATGGCTATGATGTACAGTTCGAGATAACTAGTTCTTTTCGAAATTATCTAGATGAGTTTTTCCTAGGAGATCTTTATACAACTGATGCATCTAATCTTGGTGGCTTGGTTAAGTTACTTTGTGATGAAGCACAACTACCTAATACTCAAGCAGCAACAGGACAATTGCAAGGAAGATATCTTGGAGAGAACCAAGTCAGTTATCCTTATGCTAGATTTTTTACAGATTTTTCTTTATCATGGATGTGTGATGTAAATATGACACCATTAAAGTTTGTGACAGCATGGCATAACTTTATATTTGATGGAGGAATGGTTCAAAATGGTCCAAAGAAAAATATTTCAGGATCTTTGACGGGAATTAAAGGTGAACGTCCCCATATATTTAATAGAGCAATTAGATTAAAATATCCTAATAAATATGCTGCTACAGTGAGAATTACAAAGACAGATCAAGGACCACAAGCACCTAATCAGAGAGCAGGAATTTCATATATTATGGAAGAATGTTATCCATATTCAATTGATTCTGTGCCTTTATCTTATGGTACATCACAATTAACTAGAGTTTCAGCTAACTTTTATTATGCGAAGCATAGTGTGGTATATCAAGATCAAAGTGTATACCCTTCGAAGACCATTTTCTGAATATGCACAGGGAAATTCGACTTTTGATTCCCTGAATTCGGCAAAAAAATCTCCGATCAATTTTACCTCAAAAAGTCGAGCTAAATAAATATACGAATTGAAATAATTTTTAATGGCATTACCGAAATTAGGTGTACCCACCTATGAACTGATTTTACCTTCAACTGGAAAAACTGTTAAGTATAGACCTTTTCTTGTAAAAGAAGAGAAACTGCTTTTACTTGCAATGGAATCAGGAGAAGAGAAGGAAATAATAACTGCTGTAAAAACACTTCTGAAGAATTGCATTACATCTAGACTAAAAGTAGATAATTTACCATCATTTGATTTAGAATACATCTTTTTGAAGATACGTGCAGCATCTGTTGGTGAAGTAATTGAATTAACAGTTACATGTACTGATGATAATGAAACAACTACTACAGCATCTATAGATATATCAGATATAGAAGTTGAGAAGTCTAAAGAGCATTCTAACAAGATTATGCTAGATGATAAAACAGGTATTGTGATGAAGTATCCTAGTATCGATAGATTCATAGAATCACAATTTTTGAATAAAGATGTTAAAACTGAAGAGGTTTTTAACTTTATTTCAGATAATATTGATCAAATTTTTCAAGGTGATGAGGTATTTGATAAAACTACTACAACACCCAAAGAATTTCGTACATTTGTTGAAGGTTTGACTAGTAAACAGTTTGAAGCAATTCAAAAATTTTATGAAACCATGCCTAAACTAACTCATTCATTTACAGTGATTAATCCAAATACTGAAGTTGAATGTAAGTACAATCTTGAGGGACTACAGAGTTTTTTCGCATAGCGGTCTTCCAGAACAGTTTGGAAGGCTATTATAAGACTAACTTTGCTTTGATGCAGTACCATAAATATAGTTTGACTGAAATAGAAAATATGATGCCCTGGGAACGAGAAGTATATCTTTCTCTTCTTGTTCAATATATTCAGGAAGAAAAGAAGAAAGCAGAGGCAGCTAAACAGAAATAATGGCTTTAGAAGAACAAGCAATCGAGATTCTGGATGAATCTGCATCAGATGCAGATAGTAGTTTGGTGGATCAGCTTGTAGAAGAGTTTCCTGCCCTTGCTGGTTCTTTAGTTAAGACTATTAATAGAAGAAACAATACTAGTTTAGAAATACCCAAGAAAGAGAGAGTTTCTAAAAATAAGATATTATTGGATATTACATCCACTTTATCAAAGATTAATGGGGAACTTATTATTGTTAATAGTAGGATACACGCACAAAATGACTTATTACGTGCAAATCTAGGACTTACTGCTAGTTCTGTAGGTAATTTAGAATATAATGATAGTTTACTTACAAGTAAACTTGATTCAGTGCTTGAAGCATTGAAAATACAAAATGAATTTATGAGAGAGAGGGAGGAAGATCAAACACGTGCAAATATAGAAGGTCGTGGTGAAGGAACTGATCCAGGTGCATTTTCAGAAGGATACAGTAAAGGGTATAAAAAAGGAAGTCCTATCAAAGAACTATTATTAGAAAAAGTTCGTAATTATTTCACCACGAGAATATTGAAGTTTTTTACTAAAAAGGGTATGTTAAATATCCTTACTAATGTAAAGAGTAAATTGGGATGGAAGACTGCTGCTAAAGGATGGGATCATATTGCATTAAATCCAAAGCAAAATAAATTCATGAAACCTAGATGGTGGCAAGCAGTTGATGATTATATGAAACCTATAACAAGACCATTAACTTCTAAAATTGATGACATTGCTAGTAGTGCATGGGGTAAAGGATTATTTCAAATGGTGACTGATCCTGGTAAATGGTTGCAGAATACTATGGGTAGCAAATGGATGGATAATATACCTATGGGAGGACTTGGAAAAAAATTAGCAAAACGTCTTCCTTTAATTACGGCAAGATTTAGTAGTAAGATGGTTCCTGTTGCTGGTGCTGCTATTTCATTTACTGAAGCAAATGAGAGAAGAAAAAATGGAGATATGTTTGGTGCTTGGTTAGCAGGTATTGGAGGATCAGCTGATACAGCATCTTTGTTTACATCACCAGCAGCAGGAACAGGTGTTGGTGCTGCTGTACCTGCTGGATTACAGGCAGTATCAATGGGTGCAGATATTAGTTTATTAGTTTATGATATCTGGAATGCATTTACTCAACCATTGCAAGAACATGAGATGGAGCATGGTGGAGTAATACAAGCACCACCTATATTAACACCAGCAGAAAAAGGTGCTGTGATAGGAGGTAATGGATCTTCAGATATAGGACATATAGTTAATGCTGCAGCGATGATTACAGATACATTTAAAGTCAATTTGAGTGGTACTAGTAAATTACGTAATGAATATCCCACAGATGGATCTACTGGTGTTGTGACACTAACTCCATTAGCAGGATCACAAATTGTTCGTGAAGATGATGCAAAATCAGAGGATTTCCAACTAGAAGATATTGCACCTACTAATGACAATAATGCTATTCGATCAAATGTATCTGGAGAATCTGGAGATAATGAAGAGTCTAAAGGAGAAGATGTTTTATTATCTAGTAATGAAAGTAAAATAGATCCAATAGATGGTATTGATGTGGCATCTAATAATAATGTTAATATATCAAATATATCTTCTGTTACAGAAACTAATGATATATCAAATAATATTTCTTATGACGTAGATCCAGTAGGCAAAACTAAAATAATATTTGTCACAAAAACTAACACAGTATCTGGTGGTAATAATGTTATTGCTACTGGTGGAGGAGACACTTATAACGTTAAAATATATCAAGGACATCATAAGTTGTCTAGGTTGATACTTGCTTCATAAATACGAGAAGGAGGTATAACTAATGGCAGCATTTACAGAAGGATTTTCAAATGTATCAGGTGGAGAAGGTAAAGGGCCTGCACACCTAGGTAGAGTCATTAGTATGGTTCTTGAAGCTCGTCAAATGGCATCAGACGAGAGGAGAGAAGCACAAAAAAAGTTATCAGAGCAAGCACCTGAACTCAAGCTTGAAGATTTTGGTATAAACAAGGGGTATTTCTTTAAAAAAGCATTACAACATAATTTTGGTGGTGCTTTTTTAGACAGGAAGAAAGAGAATTTAAAGAAATTACTTTCTGCTAGAAGGATTTTAAAATCTAAAAAGAAAATATATGTTACTGCTAGAAATTTTTTAAAAGATCATACTAGATTTGGCAAGGTTGATGGTGCACGTGCTGCTAGTTTTAAGAAAAAGTTTAATTATAATGTGGAGGTTGAATCTCCTGCAGGATTGGAAGATTCATCTGCAAAGGTTGCTAAAGCAGCATCTGGAGGAGGTGGTGGTAGTAGATCAAGTACTAAACAAGACTTTTTAACAGCAGTAACTGAAATTGCAAAGTCATTACAAAGTACTGCACAGTCTATTAATAATGCTGTTGATAAGAATACTGGTATAGCAGCTGGTATTGTATCATCACAAAAGAATATTGTAGTTGAGATAAGTCAGAGAACAGATAGGGTAACAGATAAACTAGAAGCAATAGCAGCAGCAGTTAATCAGCAAACTGAATTTTTAAAGAAAGCAAAAACAACTGCTAAAGCAGATAAAACAGAAGCAAAAGGTGAGTTAAAGAAACTTGATAGTGCATTTAATAATAGGTTTGATAACTTACGTACTAGAAAAGATGAAAGTCTGGAGACGAGTACTTCTGAAAATATTACTAATCAATCTAGAAACGATACAACTCCACCAGATCCATGGGGTGATTTTGAGCATGGTGGTAATATACCTGCAGTAACTGAAATTAATGGACCTCGTACTGGATTTAAAACAACAACTCCAGATGGTGTTCCGTTCATTGGTCATGGTAGAGAGAAGATGGTAAGCTTGCCAGGAGGTGGAACTCAAATTATTCCAATGGATAATTATGCAACTGATGGTATTCAAGGTAATGAAGTGACTCCTGGTGGTGATCTGATGGCAGAGAAGGGTATGAAGATACCACCACTACCACCATTTAAATCATTAACTCCACTTTCTGGATTAGATTTATCTAAACCTTTCAAAACAGCTCCAACTACTACTAGTGGTAGTTCTGCTGGAGGTCAAGATATGCTAGATGCAATGCAACTTCCATTTAGAGCAGTAGGAGCATCTTTATTAAAGGTAACAGGTGATGTAAGAAATAGACTTGGTGCAGTAAGTCCTGTTGCTGATGCAAAATTAAATAATATAACGAATGTTATTGCCAATGCTTTTGGTTTATCTTCAGAAGATGTAGCACCTACTAAAGCATCAGGTGAAGCAAATGCTAGGGTTAGAAAAACATTAGATGAAAAAGAAGATTCTAAAAAGGATCTTAAATGGTATCATCTTGAAGCAATTAAGAATTTTATTGGTAATAAATGGAATCAAACTGGTAATCTTATCAATAGTACTAAAGAGGGTGGAAAAAACCTATTTAAGAATATGTTAGGTAGAAATAAAGAATTTAGTCAAAAAGAGATTGCTACTATATTCATTAAGGAGTTTAAAAAACAAGGTTTGTCTGACATTGGTGCTCAATTAGCAACAGCAGAGTTTATGAGAGAGTCTAGTTTACTTCAATCAAATGTGCTGGGATCACATATGGATGGGAATGAGAGAGCATGGGGTGCAGGTTCTTGGCAGTTGGATAGAGATGATGCATTATTTAAACATCTAAATGAAAAATATGGTATTACTCCAGAGAATTTTGCAAATAGTGGTCAGAAGGGAATTAAAGGTCAAGCTTCTTTCATGTTAGAAGAGATGAGAAATAAAGAGTTGCTGACACTATTAAAGAAACCTTCTTTGAATGAAGAAGAGAAGACTAGAGTAAGACAATTGTTTAAAGAAGCATACTTTAGGTATAACGAGTCTATACCTTTAGATAGATCAGAAGATGCATTTGGATCTATATTGAAATACATGGGTGATACATCTAGTCTTCATTCATCATCTAATAATGATCTTGCATCAAATAATTTCCTTGAATCATTTAAAAATGATTCTAATTCAGCAGTAGAAATTGTTAATCTTAATCTTGGTGAGGATGGTTCGCTTGCATCTTCTACAAGTTTTACTGATCA